TAATATTCTTCTACTAATCTTAGCGGATCATTCCACCAGAAAGGCCGAGCTTCCGTTTCTCTAACCACTGTTCCAACTACATTCTCTCCATCTGGGACTTCACCAATTAGATCAATGATTCGTTGTGCTGTTATTTCTTTTGGATCTATGTATCCATTATGACTATCTAACAATATTGATTCAAGAGGTATGATCATTTTAGTTTTGTGATTCCTAAGTGTTTGATAGTTGATTGTAACATAGTAATCTGACGTTTGCAATCATCTAAAGCATGATGGCTTGCTGATTTTACTTCAGGTATGTCTGGCCAAAGTGCGTATACTGTTCTTGCATCACGCACTGCCCAAAACTTCCAAGGCAATGCCACGCCTAGTTCTTTATAGGCATGTTCTAATATGTTCATGTCAAACGTGGGACCATTTGCCCATATACGATTGCTTTGCCATATAAGTTTACCTAGTTCATCTAAACACTCGTGTAGATCTCTGCGGCCTACTTCTTCAAATACTTCTCGCTGTGCTTCTGGAACTTGATGAGCCCACCATTCAATGGTGTTGTCATCTGTCTTACGATTTGGTTGGCTTTCGGGTGTTACTCTAGCATAAAAATGCCTGTCAGGCCAGCCCGTAGATAGTGGGTCAAAGACTTGAGCCGCTATGGTCATAATCATAGCGTCTGGGCCTGTTGCTAGTGTTTCTATGTCGATCATTAAATCCATACTCGTATTATACTACCGTTGGATTATTATGTCAACCTATCTGCGTTTAGGTCCTTTTGGAGATATCTTCTTTAGGAAGGGTGTTTTTGGTTTGGCACGTTTTGACGTGGCCACTTTCTTTGGTTTCAGTGATTTCTTGAGTGCGTCCCTGCGTTTGAACTTGTTTAGAGCTTGCATTATACGACTTGCTACGTTTACCTTTTTGGTCCTTTTTGCCTTACGTGCCTGTCTAAACTTGGTCCTAGCACGTGTCTTTTTCATTTGAGCCCGTTTAGCAACATCGATATTTGCTCCACACTGGCTAGGAGTTGATACTAACCTACCTGCTCGGTTACCTGTCTCGCAACGCCATTTCATCTTGACCTTGGCCTTTCCGGTACCGCCCTTGCCCACACGGGCAAACACCATACCTTCAGTTATGATCTCGGATATCTTCATTAACCGATTACCCAGCTCAATGGTTCTGAGTGATCTGTGAATGTTGCCAGATCAGCGATGAGCCTATCCATCTCTGCCTGTGCCTCTGCCTTGATGGCCGAACCGTTTAACGGAGTACCCCCGCCCGGACCAGCGATCGTGGCAAACTTCTCACGTGCCTCACCAATAATCATCTTACCACCGGCGTAGGTATAGTCACGTAACCATTGTAGGATAGGTGGATCCTGTAATAACACCACCTCTGGTTTGTAGTTATAGTGCCATAACAGCAGTTCCTCACCGCTTGCCTTTGGATCACGCATTATGGTTAACTTCTTGGTCACGGGTTCGTAGTTAAAGTTCATATGTCCGCCAAACATACGCATGGCCAGTTCGACATATTGGCTATACATGTCAAATGTTGCCAGTCCGCCCGCATAGGAGTAGTTCAATAGGTAGACATTCAGTGTTGCTGATGAGAACGGATCAAAACTTGATGAATAAGGTCCTGTGGCATCTCCCATCGTTCTACGGAAGATCTGTCTGACCGATTGAACTTCCGTTGGAAGTGTGTAGACATTCTGATTCTCTGTCAGTTGTAACAGGGAGTAAGATTCCTCGTGAGCATTCTGTGCCCTAGCTCTGTATGTCAGCAAGGCTTTTGAATATGCCGTCTCGTAGTGTTTGGGATCGAGTTCTGTGTCGATTATGCCCTCGCCCAAGCGATTGGCAACGTAGTCAAACACGTCCTGTTTTAATTCTGTTAATGTAGCCATTGTCTTCTCCGTTGTAACTATTTATCGGAGACGTTGATTAAGTTGCTTTAATGATGATTAGGTTCTCGTTGAAGCGACCGTTGACTGACGTGGCCGTGGTCTTTAGGTCATCGAACAGTTTACGGCTATCTGGCTTGCCTGCCATGCGTAGTTGCTTGAGGAAGTCCTCTGGCTTCCGCAAGGTCTTCTGGCTTGACTTGTTGGTGTCAAAACCCAGGATGCTGGTGCCCTTGACCATAAAGACCTTGGCATAGTCATCCGCGACGTAGTATTGTAGTTTGCGGTTCTTGGTGTTGTAGACCCAGAGCTCGCTTGACTTAAGAATTTTAGTAGGTTCTACCGTTTCTAACTTGAACTCCTCGTATCGTCTCATGTGTTTCAGTTTCCTGACGATCTTCTCTGGTGGCTGTGGTTTTTTCTTTCTTGTGCCTGCCTTAGCCTTCTTGCTCTGATGATATGCGTCTAATTCTGCTATAATCGCCGCACAGTAGTTGATCATGTTCTTTTGCTGGGTCTTAGTCGCCCAACCGTAGCCCTCGCTTAAATCAGCGTCTACGTCAGCAACAGCATCCTTGAGCTCATTTTGCTGTTTAATCCACATGTCTTTGACCAGAGAGACATGCTGTGCCAGGATATTATAGTTGGCTAATACCTGTTGTATGCTGTCTGGTTTCTCACTGGCTCTCATTTCGCCCTCACAGTATTTGTCCCATATAGCATCAATCTCGGCCGCGGCCTCGTGTGCCTTGGCTATCATTATTTCCTGTATGTTTGGTCTATTGGGTTTATCCTTGGCCGCTTCTTCATCATCACTGGCGGACTTCTGATGATTTGCTATTGCTTCTTGGCAACGTTTTACGATAAAGTCTTGTTCGTGTTCTGTTAGTTCCAGACCAATCAAGGCCATCCTGGAATACCAACCACATGATGTGGGAGTCCAGGAATCTTTGATCTTAGTAAAGTCCTTGGCCAGTGCTTTGTGCTTGTTTAGTTCAAGCCATTCTGCTATCCACTTCTTGGCGACTTTCTTGTCTTGGGTATAGTTATACCAGTTACACCTGCGAGCAAGTTCACGCTGGCGCAGTTCAGCCGAGGGCTGGCCATCAAACATCAATTCATCACCGTAGGCCTTCCTGTCCTCGATCGATATCTTCGCTGGTTTTACGCTCAAAGTAGTTGTCCCATCATGATCATCTTTTGATAGTCTGCTATCATTGTGTTACATCTTTCCTGTAATTCTATAAAGTTCCGTGTTGCCTTGTGTTGCCTGCGACACTCAATTTCCGCTTTACTTAACTCAGAAACGAGATCACAGATATTTTTGTTTATCTTCTCCAGGTCTATCCTGACGTGATAAGGTAGGTTTTTCGTGGATTCTTGTAGTTCCATGTCCACTCTCGGCCAGTCAACTGAAGTGTCAATTCGTAGCATAACACTATTTTATCACTTTTGTATTTTTAGGTCAACCAAAACTGGCGATAAATAGTTACAACGGAAAATAAAATATGCCAAGATTATCGCTATACAGACCAAACAAGACTAACGACTATAAGTTCCTAGACAAGACCATCAGTGAGATGTACACCACAGGTGGCGTGGATATATTTGTCCATAAGTATCTGGGTCCTAAGATAGTGGGCGACAGTTCAGTCAGAGATCAGGGCGATGTCACACAACCAACATATGACACCTTGGATCCATTAAATGTTGAGGATTTATTGTTCCTTGAGAACAGGAACAGAGACTACGATGACGACATCTATGTCATGCGTGGTGTATATAACGTACAGGACATCGACTTTGATCTATCACAGTTTGGCTTGTTCCTGAACGGTGACACCTTGTTCATTACGTTCCATTACAATGACATGATCGACACATTGGGACGTAAGTTGGTAGCAGGTGACGTATTGGAGTTTCCTAACTTAAAAGACTATCATCCGCTAGATCCAAACAATCTGATACCCAAGGCACTGCCAAGATATTATGTGATACAGGATGCGGCATTTGCGGCTGAGGGCTTCAGCCCGACTTGGTTACCGCACCTATGGCGTGTCAAGGCAACACCAATGCAGGCCACACAGGAATTCGATGACATCCTGGACAAACCGATCGATCCAGACAATCCTGGCTCAGGAACCATCGAAGACTTCGTGTCGATGAAGAACAAGGATCAAGAGATCAATGATGCCATCGTACAGCAGGCAGAGGTCGAAGTTCCACGCAGTGGTTATGACAATACGGCATTCTACGTCACAGCGACTGTTGATGATGAACCTGTCAAACCGGGCACCACACCCACAGTTGACGGTTACCTAGTAGGATACATGACCGGTAATAACGTTCCACCGAACGGGTTACCTGTGACACCGGGAGTAAGTTTCCCTGCGAACCCCAGCAATGGTGATTACGCATTGAGATTGGATTACTTCCCTAACAGATTATTTAGATTTGATGGCACCAGATGGGTCAAGGTAGAGGATGGCGTGAGAACAGAATTAACACCGGGCGATACAGATAATAAGACACTGAAAGAATCGTTCCAGAGCAATCGGGCAACGGTAGCAACAACGGACAGGGGTAATATACCAAGTAGCCAAGCATTAAGTGACTTGCTTAACCCCAAAAAGGATAACTAATGGCAGGACAGACAGTACCCTTCTTTTACGATGACCAGATAA